TAAAAATTAATGATAATCTAATACCGACCGTAAAAGCCGCACGAAGTGACGGTAACAATCAACCTATTGAAATAGTAAACTTACCTGATCTTAGCAAGTTTGAGCCTGACGATACAGACTTATAAGCATTACATAATAAAAAACACCTCATAGGTTACAATACCTATGAGGTGGTAAAACTTGAATTATGGACAATATAAAAATGCACGCAATGCCTCTTGGCAATGCTTAATCGACTACAGAATTAGCAACTTGCCTGTTAAAGTCAGTCAGATAGCAAAGCAAGCCGACATTGTTTTATTAAATAATTCGGCGGTCAACCTGCTAAGTGAAAATGAGAGCGGAATAACTTTGATGCAAGATGATAAGCTGTACATCATCTATGCTGATGAGCAATCTCCTCAGCGTTGTAGATTTACAATTGCCCACGAACTCGGGCATATCTTTTTAGGGCATCTGTTTGCTAAAAATGGTAAAGGTTTTGTAATAACCGACGATGCCGAACATTCGGCAAATGTATTTGCTCGGGACTTGTTAGCTCCGGCTTGTGTGTTGCACGAAATGCAAGCAATCAATGCCGCTGCAATTGCAAATTTATGCGACATCAGCCTTGAGGCGGCAACCTACAGGGCTGAACGAATGGCAGAGCTCGAACGCAGAAACGCTTTTTATCTGCATCCCCTTGAAAGACAGGTGAAAGAGCAATTTGCAGATTTTATCAACAAAAAGAAAAACCTACCATAGCGGCAACTATGGTAGGAAAAATAGGAATAGTGAGAAGTTGAAACCCCTCTAACAT